TTCAGTTATTTTTTTAGAGCTTCCTAAAATTACTTTTTCTTTTAATATTTTGGATTTTTCTTCTGTATATTTTAACCATTTATCTTTATCCATGTCTAAATCAGACATAAATATTTTGTTATCACTTTCTACAATATCTTTAACCAATTTATCTTTACTTTCTTTTGGTAAAGATTTACCTTTAGTTTCCCAAAATGCTTTAATAGCTTTTTCTTTATTTTCGCCTTTTTTAATGGGTATATGTGTACCTTTAACCGTAATCCATTCGATATCTTTCTCATTCAGATATTCAATAGATGCACCTGCTAAATCAATTAACTTATTCAATAAATCTTTTTGTATTAACATTTTAATTACCTCTTATTATTTAATTATAACCTACGTACTAGCATACGGATCAAACTCCTCAACAATCGTAAACCCATCATCCAAAGCCCCATCATTCTCAATAGTAGCAGGGAACGTCTTATAATAATCATAACCAGTTACAGTACGGCTATACACACGCATATATTGGCATTGGAAGGTAATTGAGTAACGATATACAACCGTTCCACCTTCTGCTGCTGATGTGTTCATAAAACCACTTGGCAAACCAAATATTCTAAATCCATACTGCTCTTGTAACTGTTTAGAATAATAAGAGTTTAAAGCCATAAATACTTCATGTCTGCGTGTACGAGCATCACTATTCCTTGACGAGATATCTATCTGAATATTATCATCAATAGTTGCTTCATTATATTGCGTCATAGTGTCATCACCGCCGGTGCTACTAGCTGTATAAGATGACCGCACATGGTTACTTATAATTTTGCTACCAATCGACTGTATGCCTATTTGTAGCTTGTCTGTAGTGCCTAAACTGATGTTAGGTGCAACTATATAGACCGAAGGCACTACCTTGCTATTAACAGTGCCGTAGCTGGTAGGTAGTTGTAGTTCGGTTAAAAGTATGTCTTGTATAATGCTTTCAATTTCTTTTATCATATTATTATTATAGCATTACACTATTGACAAACTTTTGTGTTAGGGTTATAATGTTGGGGTTAGGATTCTAAATTTAGAAAGAGGTTATTAATATGGCAAAAGGCGTCAAAACAGGTGGACGAACCAAAGGAACACCAAATAAAAATACAGTTTTAATTGAAGAGGTATTGGGTGATTATTGTCCACTATCTGAACTTATAAAAATTGTTCAAAAAGAAGATACACCACGAGATGTTAAAGTTAAAATAAATATTACATTGTTAGGTTACATATATCCTAAACGCAGCACTATTGATATGGATATTATTAGAACCAATATTAATACTAAAACTGATGATGTTGAGTAATATTACACACTCTCAAAATCACGAATAACATGATATTCTCTGTAACCGTCAAGTGTCCAGTCTTTTTTAGCCATAATTTTATGTGGTATGGAGTTTATTATTAATATCTGAGTAGGATAAAGCTCGCCGTAAATAGTTTCACGAACTTGCACCAAAACCCAGTTCCACATTCTTTGACCTTCATCCTTTAAGGCAATTTCCTCAGCTTTAAGCGGTTGTGAAATACCTTTAATAGGTTTATTAACCTCAGTATCGATTACAACACCATCAACCAAAGTCTGTGTCACATAATTAGCGGTCATGCTAACTTCCCAACCATTCATAACCTCAGATACATCAGGCAAATTAGCTGATAATTGATTTATTTTTATGTTTCGTCCTGCCATAATTACCTCTTAGTTACTTGTTTGTCTACCAACATTCTCATTAATCCTGTATCAATAAGCGGAGTTGTAGAGCCTTTTAATTTAATATATTCTTTATTCATATTAGGCAACCATTTGCCAAATCCTCTAGTTTCAAATGCTTCTTGTACTATTTCCCAAGCATTAAATGCCATAAATTCTAATGGTTCTTCAATATTACCATCAGCTAATGCTATTACTACTTTAGCTTTTATCATTTCTTTGTCATGAATAATTCTTTTTTTATGGTCAAAAATAGGTGTTCTAAATATAGATCTTTGAGGTATTCCATCTTTTACCGTAATAGTTCGCCCTTTATAATTAAAAGTCCTTGAATGATTAGAGCCATATTCATGAAGCATTGCTACATCTATTACACGCTCGCCAGTTTCAGGATAACGAGCTTGATCCCAAATACCTACCTTCGCCTGTAAAGCTTTTAATTTAGCCAAATTTTCTTTAAGGTTTTTAATCCCCTTAAAGTCATCACCTGTCATTTTTAAGTTTACTCTGCTTGCCATGGCTATTACGCCCCTGTCCAACCATAAGCAATAGCAATGTTCCCCTTGATGCGAGGTATAAGCAAAGCAAGATATTTTAAACCATATTGTGAAGTTAGATAGAATGAGTAAATCTCTTTGTCCATAAATCCTTTAGGTATGCCATAGCTTGTACTAATGCTACCTGCTGACTTACTTTGAACAGGAAAGCTAATCTGACTTGCAAGTCCGGCGTTACTTGTTTTAATGTCGTTACAGAGGCAGTGAGCGGTTAAGTATTCTTGAGCCATAGCTAAAGTAACATCATCAAATCTAGATACTGGTAACATTGCTTCTTGTTCGCCAATTGCCTTTTCTATATCTGTATCATTAATATAATTGTAATAATCGTCAGTTGTTAAAGCAAAATATGTTGTATTTGTTGGCAAAGTACCAGCCGGAATACTATTACTTAATGCAATGTAAAACAATCTATCTGTATAGTAAACAACTTCATCCTTGTTATAAGAAATCAAAGCGTCCCACACTGGTAAATATGGAAAAGTCCTATCAAAATATTCTTTAAAATCTGAAATTGTTATGCTCATACAAATATTATAGCACAAAACCCTAACTTGGAGGTACTAAGTTAGGGTTTTGCTTGAGGTGTTAGAAGAACAGAAAGGAAGATCAATGATAAGTTTATTATAACATAATAAAAATCCCCATTATACGTACAATGGGGATAAGAATAATCTTCTTTAAATTTGTTAGGATAGAAAGAAGTGTTTAATGCTTATTGTGTTTTTTATTGTTTTTTAAAGCTGCTAATTCTTTTTTAAGTTCAGCATTTTCTTTTTCTACTGCTGTATTACCAATTTGAATAATTTCACCTTTATAAGCTTCAATTAATTTAGCACCTTCTGCATCAGGTACAATAGTTGAAGCTTCAGGTTTTAAATCCCCTGTGCTAAGTTTGAATGTTCTTTTTGATTTGTTAAATATTTCCATTATGTTCTCCCTTGCTTGTAATAGTAATCAAATGAGCAAACATTTTTATAATATAATTATAACACCTTCAAAATTATGTCTTATTTCTCTGCGTAACGATTAAAAATAATCTATCAGAATCGGGCTATTTGATTACTATTACATTATACCATAAAGCTTATCAGATTTCAATAATGTGGATGTAGACTGTATATGAACTTCTATACCACGCTCTTTTGCTTTTCCTATAAAATATTCCACACAAGGTCGTTGTACTTGATATTCTTCTTTTTGCAATAAATCAACACCACATAAATAAATATCTGATACATTAGACTGTTCTAATGCTACTGCCATCATCCAAGCAATGCTACTTGTAAAATATTCGTTATGTTTATTAACCAACATTTTCCAATCTATTATATTTGCTTCAGGATATAAATCACAAAAATCCATTATCCACATTTTTTTTTGGTTTTTTTCTAGCCATTCAGAATATTTAATTTTGTCTTGATGTAAAAATAAATGTGGCATGTGTACATCAAAATGACGGTCAAATCTTGGCACTAAATTTATTAATGATTGATTTAAAATCCATATCTCTACATTATTATCTTTAAATGGTGCATCTTTCCAACTTGGCGCACATCCTAAAATACATATCTTCATATAATTATTATAACACAAAAGCCCTCTAAATTAATAGAAGGCTTTTGCAATTTATAGAGTGTGGTTATTATGTTGAAGGTGCTGTTAAGTCAAGATATAACATTTCTAAAGGTCTTAGAGCTGTTACACCAGTGAATCTCGAATAAGCTGCTGATGTATAATCAAAACCATTAGATGTCCCCGGCAATGTAACTGTAAAGTCAAGAGGCACGTTAAGGATAACGGAATCAGGTGCTTTGTTATACAATACATAACGGTTTTTATTTAATCCACTAATAGCTGAATTGTAATTATCCATCGCATAAGCAAGAGGCATAACTTTGAAGTTAGGGTTCATTGTTGACTCTTTTAATGCTTGTGTCAATACATCAAGTTTAGTTCTCAAAGGATATGTTTCACTCATTTGATTTACTAAGCCATTATAATCATCTTCAGGTATTACAAATGTATTTGGATATGCTGTTCTATTACAATTAGTTCTGTAAGTTTCAATTATTGAACCAACAAAAGCATTAAATTCTGCTGCTGTCATTCCTGATAATGTTTCAGTTATTAAAGTAGTATTAATAGTAACACCTGATTGATTTAATAATCCTGCAAAATCAGTTGTATTAGACGCTAAACCAAAGAACGCCATTTTTTGAATACCCAAATCATATTCTTTTTTACGAGCTTTATATTTTGCTTGAATCAAGTCCATATTTTGAGTACCTTGTGCAAAAGTAGCTTCTTGGATGATGTTATAGTTTACATCCTTTTTCCAAGAGATTACTTTTCTTGAAATAGATTCTACAAAGATGTCATCTGATACTTTTCCTGAATCATTAGATGCTAAATTCATCAAACCTGTTTCAAAATCTCCACCCTTAATCCCGGTGGTCCAGTTGAACAATGTAGCTGAGAATGGGTTTCCTGTTCCTACTTCAACCGGTACATAATCGGCGATTGGAATTTGATAGAACTTTTGTTCGATAATTGTAGGTAGTATAGCTGTAAGAGTTGTGATAGATTGTTCAGAACCTAAAGAGTTCAAGAACTGTTTGCTGTCAGCCATGCCAACTTTGCCCTGTTGAGTCCACACTTCCCCTTGTCTGTTTACTACCATTGCTGGTAAATTTCTTGCCATTTTTATTTTCTCCTTATTAAATTAATTATGCTGTTACTGGATGAGTTTTAACAAGAACTTCGACTAGTTCTCCATCTGCTGCTGGTAACAAAGCAATACCTACAACTGTTTTACCTGTTGTTTGTTTTGCAACCTTCATACCTGATACAACAGGCATTACTGTATCAGTTGCTGCTACTGTACCACTAGCTGTACAAACAATTCTTGTGTAATCGTGTTGTACTGTTACCATATCACCTGATACGTAAGCATTTTTTTTAGCTGATTCGTAAGGGATGATTCCAAATACTTCGTCAGTGTCTGCTGCAATTGCTTCAACAACAATTACTTTAGAACCAGCAACTGCTTTTCTTTTTACGAAATCGCCTGCGTTAGCTGTTCCATACAATTTGCATCCAAAAGCGATGCCTTTTTCTCCGTTTACTACTTTACCTTTTACATCTGTATAGGTAAACTGGTTTAAAATTTCTGCCATTTTTATTGTCTCCTTTTATTAATTATACTATTATTAACCGAATGCTTTTGAGCCTAGTTCAAGCCCTTTAGTTTGGCTTGGGATTTCGACCTTATCACTAGCATCTGATTGAGCTTCAGCCATTATTTTTTGCATTGAGTTAAAGAACTCCATATCTTTGTCCTTAGTCTTATTAGCTTCTTCAGCTAATTTAGCGGCTTCTGCTGCTTTTTTAGCTTCTTCGGCTTCAAGTGCATTTTGTTTTTCTTTTTCTTCAGCTTCTTTTTTCTTGGTTTCTTCATCCGCCTCATTCATTTTAGTTTTGTAACAATTTACAAGTTCTTTTTTAGAATATTTGTTGCCTTCATATTCCATTTCGTCATCATCAATCTTTTTGTCTTCTTTTTTAGATTCTTCCTCTTTTTTAGAGTTTAAAAATGGCTTTTGTGCCAACTCTATCAAAGAAGCTAGAAACCCTTGTTCTACTTCGATTTTTTCCATGTTGTAAGTCTCCTTTGTTGTTGTATCATCGTTTTTACTATTTTCATATATCTTAGCATCTTCATATCTCGGGTCAGGTACAAGTGCTAAGTGTGTAAATTCTAATTCAGTTACTTCTCTGTCATAAGGGGTATTATGCCAAGTACCACCCTTGCCAAATGCTTTAGGTATGTATGCACAAGAAACGCTATAATCTTTTGCTATGACTTCTTTGCCTTCATCATCAAATATAATAAAATCACAGTAAAAACTTGCATCCAATTCACTAAAACCACAAGCTGATACATAACCAACAGCATGGTCTTGCATGTTTTGAGGTGTAACTTTTTGATGTTTTATAACAACTGGTCTACCCTTAATGGTTTGTATAGCCTTATTTAAGCACTCTTGACTAAGATAGATAGTTTCATCTTGATAAGTGCATACACCTTTTTCAATAAAATTAGAGGCTTTGTATGTTTTAGCCCAGTCTTTGCTGTTTTGCTTTTCAACTTTAGCTAACTTATTATAATAATCAGCATCTTCAAATAAATGGTCTTTAGCAATTTCAGTAGCTTGCTCTTTATCGTCGGTATGCTCCATCTCTACAGCAATGCCCTTTTCTAGCTGTGTAGTGATAACGTCAAGAGTAACGCCATGCTTTTCTGCAATGCTGTCTAATGTCATATTATCCGCTAATCCACCTTTGATTTTATCAACCATTATTTTATTTTTCCCCTTTTATTAATATTATAACATATTATTATACTTGTATTATATGACCATGTACAGTAGCTGTAAATTCTGATAATGCTGTTAAATTATCATTAATAACGTTTTGCATATCTTGGGGTACTGGTTTAGTCATTTTAATGCTTTCGGTTAGTAACTGTATATGTAAATTATAGCATATATGGAGGGTTGACTTTTTAGTTGTTTGTTGTATAATTTTAGTGGGCTATCTCGACGGAGAGAAGAGCAAGCATTCCGAACTTGTCTGCCCACTTTATTAGATTCGGATTATACTACGGAGGTATATTTTTATGACTAAACGTGAAGATATTACAGGGAAAAAGTTTAATTATTTAACAGCTGTTAAATTTGTTGAATATAATAAACAATCTCATAACTGTATGTGGTTATTTAAATGCGATTGTGGAAACGAAATAATCTTAAATAAAGCTAACGTCAAAAATGGACATACTAAATCTTGTGGATGCTATAACGCTAAAGTAGCTGCTGATAGATTAAGAACACATGGCATGAAACAAACAAAAGAATATAGAACTTGGGGCAATATGAAAAAAAGATGTTTAAACCCAAATGATAAAAACTATAAAAAATATGGTGGTAGAGGGATAACTGTTTGTAAAAATTGGGAAGATTCATTTGAGGAGTTTTTTAAAGATATGGGGTATGCTCCTACTCCAAAA